GTGCGTTTACTTCTACTACGATTGATGCGACCAAGCTGACAGGTGACTTACCAGCAATTAGTGGTGCTAACTTAACTGGAGTTGGAGTTGCTGGTATTACATCTAGTGCTGATGCTACTGCTATAACAATTGATTCAAGTGAACAGGTAGGGATAGCAAACACAAGTCCAAACTCTTATGATGCAGAAGCTAAAAATTTAGTTGTAGGAAGTGGTACTGGTCATCAAGGTATGACTATTGTTGCTGGTACATCAAGTAAATCTAAAATTCATTTTGCAGATGGCACAGGTGCAGCAGCTTATAAAGGAATGGTACATTATGACCACAATGCAGACACGCTTAATTTAGCAACTTCGGGAAATGACCGCCTAAGTATTACTTCTTCTGGAAATGTAGGAATTGGCGGAACTCCCGGAGATAAACTTGATGTTTTTGGTGGCGTTGGAATGTTTAGAAGAAGTGATGTTAATAGTGGTTCTGCTGAAAGAATAGTAGCATTTAAAGATGGTAGTAACACAGAAAGAGGAAGCATTAAAATTAGTAATTCCGCAGTTACATACACTACAGGCTCAGACTACAGACTAAAAGAAAATGTAGATTACACTTGGGATGCTACAACAAGACTAAAACAACTCAAACCAGCAAGATTTAATTTTATAGCAGATGACACTAATACTCTTGTTGATGGCTTTATAGCACACGAAGTATCAAGTGTTGTACCTGAAGCAATTAGTGGTGAAAAAGATGCTTTTCAAGTATGGGAGGCGTTTGAAACTTTGCCTGAAGGAGTATCTGTTGGAGATAATAAACTTGATGATGATGGAAACAGAATTCCGCTAATGCAAAGCATAGACCAAAGCAAACTTGTACCTTTACTGGTCAAAACAATACAAGAGTTAGAGGCTCGTATAGCTGCACTGGAGAGTTAAAATGACAAAACAAGTTAAAGCATTGCTGTTTGGTGTTTGTATTGCGTTTGGTATTCTTACAATACCAGATGCTTTTGCTGCGACTGAAACTGTAATAACACAGGACACAACTAGTACGGTTACAACTAACGGTAATCAAACTACCACAGTTAAGTCGCCTCCGCCAAGTGCAATAGCACCTCAATTTGGTGGAAGTAATTCAGACTTATGTACAATATCTTCAAGTGGATCGGTGCAAACACAGATACTAGGTATCTCGTTAGGCGCAACGTATACAGAAGATAATTGTCTTAGACTTAAGAAAGCACAGAAGCTTTACATGTTTGGCATGAAGGTAGCTGCGGTTTCAGTTATGTGTCAAGACCCTGACGTGTGGGCTGCTATGATGTCAGCCGGGACTCCTTGTCCAATAGATGGACTTATAGGAGATGAAGCTAAGAGAGCGTGGGCTGTTAAGACAGACGCAATACCAATGCCGGAGGAACAACATGAAGCTACTGCACAAGAGAAGCGTGATAAAGCCCTTAATATTATGGGTACTGTTGCTGCTGCCTTCTTATTCTTTTAGTAATTACTACACGTTTGGTTACACAGGCAACGCTGCAGCAGACGGTTTAACTTGGACTATGAGTACAAATGTACTTGGTATTCCTACTGATGAAGGCATGGACATTAGTGGTGTTCTATACAATTACAATGTTGTTAAGAATGTTGAAGATGATTTTGTAGTAACAGTACAAAATAAAGACAAAGAAGACGGTTACATATTTCAAGATACAGAAGACTGGTCTGGCAAGCACGGTATGAGAATACAAAAAGTTATACCACTGCCTTACACACCAATAGAAAATATAGGTGAGGGTAGTATAGAAACAACAGGTACAGGTACTGTAGAAGATGCAACTATTTTATATATGTATAGATGGGATGAATGTCGTAACCCACAGAACAATGAGAATTGTCCGGGGTATGTACCGATTATTCCAGAGATACCTAACATAGATGTATATGATGCATTAGAAGATGATGCAGTAGATGATGCTACTGAGGAAACTGACAAAGAACTATACGAGAAAGAAAAAGAAGAAGATACTGAAAACAGAGACAAAGAAGAAGAAGATGAAGATCGTTTAGAATTAGCGATGGCTGCGAGTGAGAATGCTTTAACAATAGCTAATACGGCTACACAAGCATCTGTTTTACAAACTATGAATGCAGCGACCAATGTTAATTCTTATTATGTTGCAAACATTTCTGGTGGAGTATACAAAGATACTACCTCTTTGGAAGGTGGAAAAATAGTAGACAATAAGAAAGTTTTTAGAAGCTTATCACAAGACAAATTACATAATACAATGATACGGGAGCAATATCAATGAACAAATTAATTACTCTAGGATTAATAATAGGGCTGTCAGGCTGTGCGTTATTAATGCCTAAAGAAGTTGCAGCAGAAAACATCGACATTACGGGAACTGTACAAAGCAGATGTACTGTGAATACAGATACACCGGGTGTTTATGGAAACCCTAATGCATATACGTTAACAACTGCACCTGCAAGTGCAGGGCAAAAACCTATTGTGCGTGTAGATACAACTCTAGCTAATGCTTACAATGCACAGATTAGTTATCCTACTTCTTTTGCATCTAGCCCTAGTTTAGGAGATACAATAGCTTGGACAGGAGCTGTTGCAGTTGTACAGACTTCATCGTCTGACATGTCGGGATATCAAGCAGGTAGTACAACTACAGGTGCTGTTAGGACTTATCCTTTAAGTATAGCAGGAACAACTTGGTTTGAAATTGAGTCAGAAGCCACATATGGTGGTGGACAGAACAAAGCATTTCCGGGCGGTTCTTATACGGCTCACGTTGTAGCAGAATGTATCGCTCAATAATACTAATAGCGCTGTTGTGTAGTAACGCAATGGCGCACGAAATGACTCCGACATATCCTAAATGGAAAATTACAGCACATAATGGTATATACAAAACCACTATGGAAATGTTTAATAGCCGAACAGATGTAGAATGGTATGAGGTTGGCGTGTTTGATGATGATTGGAAACCAATACGCTTTGTAACTAGTTACAGAGTTTTTAAATTAGAATACTTAGGTGCTACTAAGTTTGATGTTTATATTAATTCAAAAGATAAAGACAGAGCTGAATACATATGCTCTAAATCTAAACTCAAAAATAATAGCAATGATAGACCTATGGTAGAATCTAGAATATGTTCGAGGTTTAAATGAATAAACTACTCTATATTATATTACTAACATTAAGTTGCACAGCAATGGCTGACAGTAACTCAATGACTTTCTCTTTGCCTAGCGCACCTTCTAGTTCTGGAACAGACAAGATTCGAGCAGGCGATTTAGATTGTAGTAATAGTATAGGTGGATCAACTACGTTTGAAATGGGATTTACCGGGGTGATTAATAACGCAACCGTTCCTATTATTGGAAAACCGTTAGACGACTATCCACAAACTAAAGACTTAGGATTGTATGCTCGTATTATTATTCCTTTAGATGGACCAAGCGAGCGTATTAATTGTAACACTTTGTATCAACTAGAGCTACAGCGTAGACGACTTGAAGTAGAAAAGCTTAGAGCTGAAATTGAAATGTTAAAATCACTACAAGGTAGTGGGGAGTTTGATAACTGATGGATGATTTAGAAAAGAAAATTAAAGAAGTTGAAGACTTACCTAACAAGCAAATCAAAGTAAAAGGTTTTAAGTTTAGCGGTGCTAGTATTATGGCATTGTTTGCTTTAATATCAACAATACTTGGATCGTTGTATGGTGGCTTTTTACTCTATCAAAAAGTAGAGGCATTAGCTTCATTAGATTTAGGCGATATTAGTTCGTCTATGGCTAAGACTTCTGCTGAGGTATTACGTATCGAAGAACATGCTAATGCAATTAAGATAGAGTTAAAGAAAGACATGACTGATTTAAGAAATAGTCAATGGAATTTAGAATCAAAGGTAGATGGTAAGTTACAGTCAGTAGACACTAAGCTTACTAACTATGATACTAAATTAGATAGATTTGAAATAAAAGTAGAGAAAGTAAAAACGGATATTGAGAAACGTATTCAAGAATCTTTAGATAACCCACTTGCAAACTAGGACATTATGGACGAAGACAGAAGAGTACAAATACAACTTGACAAACATACTACGCAGATAGCTAAGTTGTTTAGCAAGATTGATGATACTAACGATAAGATACAAAAGATATTTAATATGTTAAACCAAATTAGGTACTTTATATATGGAGGCTTTGCTTATTTTTTAGCGTCTGAGGTTGGTATGTTTAATTTATTACAGTTAGTAGCATGAAGGAGATGACACATGATAGCACTTTTAACTAACATAGCACCAATAGCCCTTGGGTTTGTTGGTAAGTTGTTTGCATTAAAAAGTCAAGCAGCACAAGAAAATCAAAAGTTGATGATGCAACAATTTGCAGTCAGAGACAAATCAATTAATGATGCAAGAGCTGCAGCAGACAAAGAAAGTCCAATGGCTGCACTAAACAGACGAGTAATTATATTTGTTATATTGTCTTTAATTATATTTACACAAGTAGCACCTGTATTTTTTAATGTGCCAACTGTAATTCCTACTGTAATTGAAGGAGCAAGCTTATTTGGTTTTGAACTTACACCAGATACTGTTGAGTATGTAACTGTACAAGCTGGTGCTGTTTTAAAGTTTGATGAAGTATTTGCATGGGCAACTATGATTATAGAGTTTTACTTTGGAGCACAATTAGCAAAGGGGAAATAGAATGCCTTACGAAACAAGTCCAGAGATTGATTTTTCAGCCATCGGTTTAGTTGTTGATGTGCCGGCTAACGCTGTGCCTACTGGTGGTTGGAGTAATTCTCTTAACGTTAGAGCAAAGAATGATTCAGTACAAGGCGTTAATGCTTTTGAAAATGATATTGTTTTGCATCCTACAGACAGTAACATTGCGAATGGAGAAGCTAAAGCAATTTGTCAATTTACACCTGCTGGCGGAGACAATCTTGTCATTGCTTATATTGTAAAAGGTGTTAATGGTAATGGTTCTGTAGTCTTATATGACACAGGAGGCTCTGGTAATAGTCGATGGAATGATGTTACAAATGCAACAGCAGATCAAGTGTTTACATTTGACGATGATTATCCACCACAAATATTTGTGTTTAATGAATTGTTAATTGTTAATCCAGCAACAGATGCACCGCCACAGTTTACTAATGCTTCGGTTGGTGCTGGAAGTTTAGCAGAGTTACCTAACTGGATTAATGACAGCAGCAGTCAACCAATTATATGTAGAGTTTTAAAAGGCTTTAACACAAGGTTGATAGCTATGAACGTTAAAGAAGAGCATGGTGCTGGAACAAGTGATGATGTTTATCAACCAATTGATTTATTATTTTCTTCTACAATTACAACAATAGCATCTTTAGCTGCAGTACAATGGACTGCATCTTCTACAAATACAGCAGGTGATGCGTTTCTTAATGATACGCCCGGCAAGATATTAGATGGAGGACAGCTAGGTGAATTCTTTATTGCTTACAAATCAGATAGTGTTGTAAGAATTAGAGAGACTGGAGACAGTTTTGTACTTGCTATAGAAAGTATATTTGAAGACGATGGTATATACTCAACCAGATGTTTTGCTAATATAGGAAACTCACAGCATTTAGTTGTTGGTAATTATGGTGTGTACATACATGACGGGCAATCACAAAAACAAGACATTGCTAAAGATTTATTTAAAGATACTATGTATGCTTTAGTTAAACCAGCAGAGCGTAACAGAGCTTTTGTGTTTCAACAAACAAGAGACAAAGAAGTTTGGTTTTGTTTACCAAGCACAAGTAATAGCACAACAGGTTGCGACATAGCTTTTTGTTATGACTATGATTCTACTAAAATACACAAACGTAGCTTACCGGGAATAACTGATTTGTTTGAAACAGAATTAAATGGTGAGCTTAAAATATTTGGTACAAAGTCTGGAACTACATTGCAAACATTATCTAATACAGTGTTAGAAGCCAATGGATTTTTTGAAAGAACAGATGATAATCTTACTAACAATAGCATTATGAAACATATTAATCGTATTCATGTAACTGCTAAAGGAGCTTGTAAGCTTGCAATTACTGGAACAAAAAATTTAAGTGATTCAAAGTCATATACTGATATTGCATTTAATCCTGCAACAGATTACAAGGTTGACACTAGAACGTCTGGCAGATTTATGAATTTACGTGTGACTATGAATGGTGCAACTAATCCAGAATTAACTAAATTACAATTTGACATTAAGGTTATAGGAGTTAGATAATGGCTAACATGACTGAAACAGAGCTTAGAAGAAGACTTAAAAAGTTAGAATCAGAGCCAACTGCAAGCACTGCTTTAGTATCAAAGGTAGGAGACCAGTATGAATACGATAAAAACTTTATCTATATTGCTTATGCTTCTGCTTTGGCTAACCTTTCTTCTGGGAGTATTACTAATCAAAGTGATGCTACTGACTTTCAATTTACTCCATATACAAAAACCGGAACACTAATGCCTTTTAGAGGCTACTTTATTAATAAGTCTATATATCAGTCAGGCGATCCAACAGATTATACTTGGGAGTCTACGTCAGGTAGTGCAGGTTATACATCTACTGAAAGAGCATATACAACTAGTACTGGATTACAAAACACTTTAGGTAATCCTACTAAACCCGGCAGTGGTGTTGGTTGGACTACATTAACTACAGGTACAGCAATACCTGCTACAGCAACTTATTATGCAAGACGATTTACTTTAACCACTACTGATGGCGCAGTTACTTCTGCTTGGGATATTGAACCAGTAGGAAAACACATTGATACAACAGTAGTATCTGCTAGTGGTATTAAAGCAACTAACATGGATTTAGACGGTGCATTAAATGTAACTGCAAACAATGGCTCTATATTATGGGGTAAAACAGGTTCAACAGATACTGTTAATACAGGATTGTTTTTAGGTCGTGACGGAAGCGGTAATCCTAGAATTGTATTTGGTAACGCAAGTAGTTTTATTAATTTTGACGGAACAGATGTATCACTTGTTAATTGTGACGTAGATAATAATGCTGGAACAAATGCAGTAATTATAACTAACACATCAAGCACAACTACATATACAATTGGACCAAACATAGCTACTATAAACATCCAGTTATCTGGAGGCGGAGGTGGCGGTGGTGGTGGGGAAGGAGATTTTGGAGAAAATGGAACTGCTGGTGGAGCATCTTCTGTTGTAGTTTATCAAGCAAATGGAAGTGTTCGAAGTGGAACAGGTGCTTTAAATATTTCAGCTGCAGGTGGTAGTGGTGGAATACAAGGTGCTGTAAGTGGTAATACAGGTGGAACAGGTGCTAGTTTTACTCACGGTTCTGCTACTGAGCCTCCATTTACAGATGCTGCAGGTGGTGCAGGAAGTACACACGTATCTGAACCAGCGTCTAGACCTGTAGCTAGTAATGGAGAAATACCCTCGGCTGGTGGTGGTGGTGATGGTCGATCTGGAAGCCAAAATTCTGGTGGAGGAGGTGGTGCAGGATCTTATAATTCTACTACTTATACTGTTGTAGATACTACAGATTATCTTGTTGTTACTGTTGGCGCTGGAGGAGAAGGTGATGACAGATATGTTAACAATCCCGGTGACGATGGTGGTGGCGGTGATGGTGGACGTGGAGTTGTAAGACTTCAAGGAGCTACATAATGTTTACTATAATAGACGACAAACACAAAGATGTTTTATATACTGGTTTAAATGTAGAGCAAAGACAAGCTAAACTTAAACCAGACAATCGATTCTTACTTACAGAAAGTTACGATACTACACCACAAGTAGGTAAAACTAAATTAGATACAACTACACACGATTTTGTTTTAATGACATGGACAGAAGTTAAAGCGTGTAGAGATAGAATACTTGCTGCTTCTGATTGGAGAGACTTGCCTAGTTATGCAGGCTCTGATCAAGCAGCATGGAGAACATATAGACAAAAGCTGAGAGACCTTCCACAAGATTACACTAACGTGGAGGATATTGTATTCCCAACGGAGCCATAATGTACACAATACAAAGAATAGTAGGAGAGGATTTACTTCTCAATTATCAAGCAATTAAAACAGAACTAGAAAAAGCACTGGAATACTCAGATGGTGAGAGAAGTGCAGCACAAATTATACTCAATAGTGTCTCACAGCCCCAAATTTACCAGATATGGCAAGTTTATAAAGATGGTAAGGGGGTAGCACTAGGTTCAACAAGAGTCGTCCAATACGAAGGATTTGTGGCTCTACACATAATTACATTAGCTGGTGATACTGATGGAGATTTAACAGAGTGGTCAGCTATGTTTGAACAAGAAATGAAAGACCAACCTATTGACATGTTAGAACTAACAGGTCGCAAAGGGTTTGTAAAACAATTAGAGAAAGCAGGTTGGACTGAAAGGTATACAACTATGCGCAAGTTAATCAAGGAGAAAGCCAATGGCGAATAGTACAATGACATCAATAACATCTTATGCAGATGATTATAAAGATCAAGCCAAAAAGATATTAGATGATGCTCAGAATCTTTACGATACTGGACAGCTAGGTAATGTTGCTGGGTTTACACAAGCACAGACAGATGCACAAGCTGCTGGTTTGGCTGCGGGTCAAGCACAGATAGGTCTTGAAGGTCAGCTTGCAGGCATGGCTGGTCAGACTGATTTGTCTGGTATGAGACAGCAAGCCAAGAATGAAGCGTTACAAGCTTTAGGTTTGAATGCTGCTGCAGCTGGACGTATGGGAGGCATTGGTGGCTCTCGGCAGTTTATAAATAATCAATCGATAGCTAATGATTTAGCAGCATCGTTTGGTCAAATAGACATGCAAAGACAACAAATGGATGTTGCAAATACACAAGCAGCATTACAAGCACAAGGCACAGGTGCTGGGCAAATGGCACAGATTGGTCAAGCTCAACAGCAACAACAACAGAATGTTAATGATGCTGGTTATACTGGACTAACACAATTAGGTGAAATGTTTTCTAATATTGCATCTAAGAAAACGAGAACAGAGTCAGACCAAGGAGGTAAATAATGCATCCAAGAATGATGGGACCATTAGGTATGTTTGGTATAGCTGAGTCACAAGTGGAAAGAATTGGATACAATCCTTTAGAAGCGTCTAACCCAATGGGTGAACCTATGTCTGGAGGTGGCGGTGGTGGTTTTGGTTTTTCATTAGGTGGACCACAAAGAATTAATCAAGGTTTTGCAGAAAAAGATTATGTAGGATTTGACGACCATTACACTGGTGCTGGAAGAAGAGGTGCGGGTTCTTATGGTTTTGGTGGTAGTAATTATAATGTTGAAGCATATAAAAAATTAAGTCCAGTAGAGCAAAAAGCATTTACAGATGATTATATGAAAAACAATAGATATTCTAATGTTACTATGGGAAGCAAATGGGCAAAACCAGTAGCAGCACCATTGGCTTCTAGAGTTATTGTTGGTGGTAGAGGAAGAGGTGGAAGAGGTGGAGTTACAAGAGTTTCTAGAAGTACACCTTCTAATAGTTATTCAAATTATAGCAGAAGAGTAGGGAGCAGATAATGGCAAATGTATACGCACCGTTATATAATAGTTTGCAAGCTAGAGGTAGGATGTCTCCGCTTGGTCAACCTGCAGCTATCAGACCTTATGAAAAGAAAAAAGGTTTAGGTGAAAAAGCAGCAGGTGCATTAGGTCAAATGATATCTGATAGTATGGCTCCAGCAAAAAAACCATCAACATCTGAGCGTCTTGCAAGAGCAAAAAAGAAAGACAAAGAACTTAGAAGTGCTTTACAAAATCAAAAAAGTATTGACCAGCAACCAAAAGTAATGCAGGCTCCTTATGTTCAAGTAGGAACTGACGCAGAAGGAAATAAAGTTTTTGGATTTCCTGAAGGTGATGAATACAAAATACCAACTAGACCAGTAGGACGAGCAACACCAGGACCTAGTTTGTTAGAACAAGAATGGTTTCATAACAGAGCATTGATTCAAAATTTACAAGGTGAAAGTGGAGAAAGAACAAGCGGGTTTAGTGATCCAAAATTAAACAATCAATTAATATATGATAATTATGTTATGCCAGACAGATGGGATGATTTTACTCAACCAGTGGGTCAAACAAACGATCCTGTAAGAAATTTTCTATCTAGTCTTTCTAAAATGGGATTAAATTAAAGGAGAGTTACATGACTTTTGAAGAATGGGATGCAATAACTCCTGACTATGGACAGCCCGGTGGTTACATAAATGGCATGGGAAGTACTATGACTATACCTAGTACAAGAGAATCTAGATTAAGAGATTATCAAAATTCTTTATCACCACAAGCTATAGATGAAATAGTTACAAATGTTATGCAAAGAGATGAACCTACTTTATTAACAAATGAGTTTGGTGCTGTATTAGATAGTCCTGAAATTATTGCAGGTTCTCCAGACAAAGCAAAGTTTGAAGTGTCTATAGCAAATGATGGCGCTATAGAAACTAAATCACAGACTACTATGTCAAACGGTGATACTACTGAAATAAAAAACAAAACACAAAATGATACAGACAAAAGTATTTTAGATACTGTATTAGCAACTTTAGGTATTGGAGAAGCTAAAGCATCAACTGATAGTGGTTCTTTTATTACAAGCACAGATCAATTAGAAACGCCAGCTCCTACTGGAGTTTACGAGTCAGATTATTTTGATGATGTAAGTGGCGAATTAATTAAGAGTAGCGCAATTGATCCTAAGCAAGATAATTTAACTTCTGAATTATTTGATGGTACATACAATCCTGATTTATACGAGAATCCTAAATATGTTATAGATGGCTCTGGAGCTTTTGTTCCAAATCCAAACTATGATCCAGAAGCTGGTCAAGGAGCAAAAAGTTCTGCATATCCTGATACACCTGAAGGTAATCTTAATAGAGTTATTGCAAAGACACCTTACGATGAAACGCAGTCTGTTATGGCAGCTCTTAAAATAGATACAGACACACCAATAACAGCTGAAAGTTTTATAGCAGAATTAGAAAGACAAAAAGAATTAAAAAAAATAGCAGAGAGTTCTATTTTAGATACAACTGAATTACCAATTGTCACTGAAGATAAATCAAAAGCAACTGGAGAAGAAAAAGAAGCAACAAAAGATATGGTTCAAGAAGCTGTTCAAGTTATTGCTAGCGAGCAGCCAAATGAATTAACTCGTTTAAATGATTTTGCTTTGTGGGCTGATGGTGTTTCTGATGACCAAGCTATAAGAGAAGCTGAAGCTGTATTAGAACAAATTGCAAATGCACCTACAGTAACTGACAGGTTTAAAAAAGCAATGGGTGTGGCTTTTGGAGCTATGTTATTTGGAGATGATTTTGTTACAGCAATGAACACAGGACTAGGGGTAGTCGCTGATGATTATTCAGCAGAAGCAACCGCAGCTCAAGAAGCAAGAGATGCACAAATAGAATTGCAACAAGAAATAGCTAAAGAGCAAAGAGCTTTACAAAACGATTTGTTTAAAGCTGATTACAATTCTTCAAGAGATGCACAAGAAGCAATTACAAAAATGATTGCAGAATATGAAATGAAACTTCCTGAAGAAGAACGTAAGGCAGCAGCTAATAGAATGAAAGAAAACATTGCTGCTGGTAGAGTTATTATGGAAGACACTATCAACTCTATAGGTGAAGATAAAGCAAACTTTATTGATTTAGATGGAGAGTGGGCAGGTTTATTAGTTGCACTTGAAGAATCAAAACCAGCAGGGTTTTCAGTAGATGTAACAGAGCCGTTGCAAAGAGCAGCTTTAAATGGTTTGTTTAGAAAATATATAACTGAACAAAAATCTATGAGTGAGTATGGAAATAAAGCAGCTCCTCTTGCATCTTATGCACAAGAATTCTTTATTAAGAATGAGCTAAGAGAGTTTACTGAAGGCATGGGTGCTATTGATCCTAATATAGTTTCACCATCAAGAGCTTATCTAGAAGACAGACCATTTATTGGTCCAATGAATGCAGATGGTGTAAGGACCAAACAAGTTTATGTTGGTAATTCTAAAGAGTTAGGACCACTTATTAAGGCTGGAACTGAAGCTACTCAACAACTTGGTACAGAAATAGAAAAATTAGGAGCTTCTGGTTTAGGTGAAAGAGGCACAACTATTCTTTTGTATAAAGATTACACCGACTTTATGAAACAATCTTTTGACAAAGGTGATGGTGTATTTGAAACAATGGAAAAAGTTGCTTATCAAAAAGGTTGGGGTCCATTTACACAATTTGTTTTAGTTCACATGAAAAACAAGTTAACTCTTGACAATATAGGTAAAAACTTTGATTCTTTGTTAGCAAATGAATCAGAAGAAATTGATGTTAGAGCTTTGAAAATGTATATGGAAACTGGAGCTTACGATTTAGAACAAATAAAACGTGAGCTAAACAAATAAGGAGTCACATGGCTACTGAAATACAACGTTCGAAAAGAATTAATGCTTTGCTAGATATACTTCCAGAGGTTCGCACAGTTGATGCAGATACAGTTCTTGATGATCGTGGACCAGTACGTTTTGTCAATGCTCGTGCGCCTGAAACACAACATATTATTCCTCAAGGTTTAAAAAAAGCAGAAGCTGGTGGACAGTTTTATACTGAGCTGTACGAAAAACTTTGGAATGAATCTGGAATGAATCAGGTATATCGTACTGGCAAGAAAGGATATTATGGTCGTGACTTAGGTGGATTGCAAGATAAATACGGCAATGACTTTATGGACAAAGCTGTCTATGAAGGCATTGCTACTCCACAAAATAAACATCAGCGTGAGCTGTATGACATGGGTTTGTTTGAAAGAGCATTTCAAACAGATATTTCTGGAGATGAAAACACAGACATATGGTCGCAAGCCAGAGACGAAATAAATGACTATCAATCGAAAACATCTATTGGTATTAGGCGTACTGCTTTAAATGAAGTTGAGTTACGTGATTATCAAGATTATTATGGAGCTACATATAGTCCGTTTTTTGATTCACAAGTACAGTTTAGACATCCCGGTAGAACATTAGATAATGAATCGACATCTGATTTTGCTGGAGGTTGGTTACAAGGATGGGGTGGAATAAAAGAAAGTTTAAACAACGCAATCTCTTTAGGTGGAGATGTAATTGGTAGTCAGTATATGTTTGACAGAGGTCAAATAAGAGCTGATGAATCTGCATATAGATTGTCACAAATGCCTAGAATCAAAAATGATTTTACTCAAATAGAAAACTTTGGTGATTTTGTTGATTGGGCACAAACATCTACTGGCGTAGCTTTGCCATACATATTAGGTATAGTTGGCTCAGCTGTTGCTGGTGCAGCAGTTACTGCTACAGCTCCAATTACTGGAATCTTAGGCACAATTTTTGGTGCTGCTTTAACTTGGCAAGCTCCAATGGCATGGATATATGCTGGTGAAGTATATGGAAACATGGAAGGTGACATGGATCAACGTAATGCTGCTATCGGATTAACTGGTGGTATTGCAATGGCATCTTTAGATAGATTAGGACTGGCTGGTATATTTAGTACTGGTCAAGTTTTAAAAAGACAAGGACTAGAAGAGGTTGCAAAGGCTTATGCAAAGAAAGAAGGTGTTGGCATAGACGAAGCACGACTTAAAGTACAAGATGTTTTTGGAAACATTACTGTAGCTGCATTAAAAGATTTAGATACTATTGCTACATTACAAATGAGCAAAGCTGTTCTTGCAAAACAAACTGGCAAAGGAGTTTTGTTAGGTGCAGGAATAGAAGGATTAACAGAAGTTGCTCAAGAAAGTATTTCATATCAGGGTGGTAGACTAGGTACTGACGAACAAATAAGAAAGCCTTTTGATGTAGATGAATACAAAAGAATCATGGCTAATGCAGCAGCAGGTGGTATGTTTCTTGGTGGAGCTATTAGAGGTACAACAACTTTTACAAGTGAAGTTGGCGGATTTCAAAAGCTCAAACGTCAAGGGAAGATGGACGCTAAAGTTGAAGGCAGATATATTGGCGGACGACTTGAAGATAACCTAGACAAAATGGTACAAAATATAGATGCTAACAAACCAAAGCATGGAACGCCACCACCAACAGCGCCATATGGCTCACCTGAGTATTACAACCAAAGAAATTCAGCAGGTGAATTAGAGTCTTCTCAAAGTATAGCAGAAGAAATAAGTGCTGAAAGAAAGAAGGGTGATTATGAAGACAAGTCTAAATGGAGAGGTGGAGCAAAAACAATTTACCAAAACTTTAAAGAGTTTCCTAAAAGGTTTACACAAAAGTTAGGTGCGTTTTGGGAAAACAAAGTATTAAACAATCCAAACATATCTGACAAAGGCAAAGAAGCATTTCAAATTTTACAAACAATAGCTGGCTCTGGTAAATTTTCTAGCATGCAAGGTGTTGATTTGTTTGAAATGAAAAGAATGATGCAGTCTGGTTTGATGGCTGAGGTTAAAACAATACAAGATGATTTGTATATGTTACTTGGTGTTGGTTTAGAGGCTGGTAGATTTAATACTGGAAGAACTAAATCAGAGGCAAACAGTTTGTTTCTTGATTACTTAGATGAAAGAGCTTCTGGTAAAAGCACTACACAAGTCTCAGCCAAGTTTAAACCTTATATTAATAAGCTAGAAGAATTACGTTTAGCTATTGGTGGTCAAGAAAAGAAAGGCACAGGTGTTACAGACAAACTTTATGATGCAGTTGATGGTTTGATTGCACGTACTGGACCAAATAAAAAACCATTTTGGTTTCAAAAAAGTAAGCGTCTTAAAAAAGATACTGTACTTGAAAACAAAGATGAGTTTATTAAAACATTAGAAGACAATGGTTGGACATCTGAACAAGCAACAGATTTTTTTGACATGATTGAAAATGGTCCTACTGGTTATGACTTGAGCACAGTACATGAGTTAGGTTTTATGAACTTTCCGTCTAAGTCTTTAAGAACTGGTAAAGGAATTCTTGAAGATGTATTTGGAGATGACTCTAAGTTTTTAGAAAACGATCCGTTTCAAAGGCTTATGGAAAACATTCAAGAACAAACTAACTATGCAATAGATAGAAGATATCTGGGTGAGAATGGAAACAACATAAACATTTTGCTTAAAATAATTAAAGATGAAATGGGTGGTGATTGGGATTCACGTATTGCTACACACTTTATGGATTATATTGCAGCAAGTCGTGGTGATTATAGAAGATTAAAAAGTAAAAAACTTGAAAGACTTATAGGTCATATTACTTTCTTTAATACTTTTGGTCATCTTGATTTATCAGCATTAGCGTCAACACCGGAAGCAGCAATTGTTTTGCTCGGTGCAAAAAATGATAAGAAGCTTATGCCTATGATTGCTAAAGGTGTTGAAGAGTTTTCACAAAAATTACGCAATGATATTAGTGACAACTGGTCATATATAAATCCAAAGTCTGGTGTTACTCGTGATAAATATCTTAGAAATTTAATAGACTTTTATAGATATGGTTATGACACTGGTGCACATGGTGCAATTGGACAGGTTGGTATTGATGAAGCTGTGTATAAAGCATCAAAAGTAAAAGAAGCTGTTATGAAAGCATTCTTTTCTGTTAACTTGTTAAAAGTTTATACAGATGCTACAAGAGTAGGTCGTCTGTCGCTTGCCAATGATATGATATTTGGTGATTTTGAAATCATATCAATGTTTCCTGAAGGCAGCGCAGAAAGAAGTTCAGGTTTATATATAGATGCATTTGAAAGATTAAGAGAGTTAAATATTGATCCTGTTCCTGCAGCAGAAACATACAAGGTTATGGTTGACCTAGCAAAAAGAAAGTTAGGTGAGGGTGCAGACCCTGAAGCTATCTATGAAACAATGATTCAGTACAATCCAGACTTTATGAAGACTATGGATATTGCACGAGTTAGTTTTATTGATAATGCTATTGCTCATCCAACAGCTATGAATAGACCTATATGGTATTCTAATCCTGCATATAGAATCTTTACTCAGTATAATGGTTTTATGTCTGTGTTTACTGCACAGCTTCTTCCTAAAATTTGGAGAAGAATTAAACGTGGCGATCCTACTGCACGATACAATGCTGTAGCTGTAGCTGCTTCAATGATTGCATTAGGTTTTCTTAATCAAATGTTAAAAGATGAATGGAAGTATGATGGTGCACCGGGTTGGATTACTACTAAAGGTTATGTTCAAAGAGGTATATCATCTTCAGGTTTAATTGGAACACCAGAAAGATTGTTATCTGCTATCAGTCCAATTTACGACATGAGTAAAACATGGAATGAAAGTAGAATGGATAATATTTTAAGAAGAGCTGGTCATGCAATTACAGAAGGACTTGGTCCAACGTATGCACATGGTGAGCAATTAAGCAAGATATTTTTAAATCAACTTGAAGGTAATAAGAAAATGAGAAACTTTTATCTTTCAAAAGAAATACCTTTCTTAGGTAAGTTAAAAGACTTCAAAGATTATAATCTTGGAGTAAATGATTCTGGTATGGATTTAAATGAAACATTAAAAAATTCTATACCAACTATTAGATATCCGTTATAAAGGAGTTATAAATGGCTTTACAACTTAGACCAACAACAGGGTCTGGACAAGAAACGTTTAGACCAGACAGACCGCAATCATCTAGGATGAATGCATTGATTGAGGCATTAAATGTTGGACCAATTACTGAAGGTGCATTAGATAGAATTCATGATGAAATGAGAACTATTTATCCATCTGTTGTTGATGAAAGTACACAACAAATAAGTCCAACAGTTGGAGGTGGAGTTGAACCTGCACGATCTGTTGAAAAAACTTATCAGCCTAGTTCAATAGGTTATAAAGGTCCGGGAGATGTTCAAGCAAGAGTAGCTGGCAATGTAGGATTAAGTCAAGAAAGATTTAGTCCAGAGTTAATGCAACGAATAGCTCCTAACTATGCTGGATTAGACCCTAATCAAGACAAGCCATACTTATCTCCTGATGAAGAGATATATTATTTGCAAGAATTTGCTAGACTGAAAGGAGTAACTACATTAGAAGTAGAGCAAAGCCCAGCTTTAACAGAAGAGTTTGGCAGATATCTTGGTCAAAAAACAATGACTATGGATAATGATAGGTATGTTAATTACACTAGGGAAGGACAAAGTTTTGGCGGAAGAACTCCAACGCTTTATAGAACGCCTTCACAAATTAGTAATTATAATCGTCAAGCATATCCTGATGCAGCAGGCAATCCAGAATTTGCTATTACTGATTTAGCAAGAGGTGACAGAGAACAAATAGTTCAGAACCTTGTAGACTATGGAATGTTAAGAGAGCATGCAGAAGAAAGATATGATGAAGCTGTAAAATTAAATCCAGAGGAAAGTGTGTTAGCAAAAAACATGCACTTGATTGCAGCAGCAGCTACTTCTAAAAAAGCTAAACAAGAATATGCTTATCATGAAAATGGTTTGTTTGGTATAGCTGACAAGGTTCATAAATCTTTAATGGGAACTATGCGTTCAGGACCAATGGGTCCAGCTGCAATAGAAAGGTTTGCTATGAAGATTGAACAAGGCAATCCAAATTTCTCAAGGTCTCAAGCCAGAGATTTTCTTTATAGTTTTGTTTCTAGTTATGCAATGGTTAAAGAAGCAAATCCAAATGCTGGTCGAGCTTACGCTGACTTTATGGTTCTTGCTGTATTACATCACGCAAAAACTAAACTATCTAATTACGAAAGAAAGAAAAGTTCTGATGATGCAGACAGACAAATGAGAAACGAGTCTACAGAAGAAGCAGCTATAAGAGGCGAAAGAAGTTTAATGGTTGGCATTTCTGATGATAGAAAAATTGGCAAGTTAATACTTGACGCTATGGGCTTTGCACAAGCAAGAAGCGAAGAACATGCAATTGCAGGATCAATGGCTAAGAACATGATGGTTGATGCTTTTGAATCACAAGATGCTAATCCAGATAGTGAAATGTTTGGTGATTGGAATGAACAATTGTTTCAAAAAGAAATGATTACTGAAACTAATTCAGATGGTTCTATAAAGTTAGATGAAAAGAATCAGCCAAGAAAACATATGAACTTTACTCTTACATCTAAAGGTTTAGACATAGCTGAAAGATTAACACCGATGATTGAAGTTGTAATGCCCGGTGCTGTTAAAGATGTTAGGTATAACAGAAGACCTGTAGTGCCATCAATTGAATCTGTAACAAAGTCAAGGTCAGGTGGTCCAAGAAAAATGGTTGGTAAAACAATCAAACAAACAGGTAAGCCAGTAGATATAGGTGATGTTACTGAAATGGACGAGATGAAAAACGTTTCAGAAAACACAGGTGTTGGCATTAATATTGCTATGGCTGCGCTTGTACAAGAAATATTAACTGAGTTTCAAAACATACTTGCACGCAATGGCAACGATACAAACTCTATTGGTTTTTTAAATGACTATAAGAACTCTATGATGTTTGCCATTGAGCATTCGAAGTATCAAAACATGAAAGGTGATGGCACAGGAAACAGAGGTATTTATGGTGATCGTCCCGGTGTTGTTTTAAAAAGAGATAGACAAGGTAATTTTCTTAAAACAAATAAACAATCTGGTATTGATGAAATAGTAGAACAAGAGTTTGCTGATGAGTTAGGTGACTTTAGTGATAGAATTAAAGACGGACAGTTCGATAGTGCTATAGAATTTATTCAAAGAAATGTTGTTAATGGTGTATCAAAAGAATTTTTCTATGATTATTTTTATGGATTAAACACTAGATTAAATGTTGACCAGAACGTAGGAAATTATCAACATAACAAATTGATTAGGTCTTTAATTGAATCACACAAGAAGTTTGCATATGAATTAAATAATCCTATGCACGTTATATCTTTGAAAGCTGGAATTATGAAACGTTTTGGTTACGACAAGATGGATGTCTTAACAGCAGCAGATCAATTTGATAAAGAAGTTGATTTGTGGGAAGGAACTACTACAGCAGAAAAAATAAACATAGGTAAAAATTGGGAAGGCTGGGCTTCAGTTGCAGCAATTGCAGAAGCAGTCCAATTTAATCAGGCAATCAAAGACCCAAATGTTCCAGTATATACATCAGGTTTTTACACAGAAGTTGATGGACTTACTAATGGTATGGCTCACTCTGCAGCACAGGCTGGTGACATGAGAACTGGATGGGGTGCAGGTTTGTTTGATCCAATTCGTTATGACCATTGGGTTAGAAACTATGATTTAATTGAAAAGTTTCAAAGAGAAGGAAATCTTGATGCGTTGGCAGATTTAGAACATGAACAAGGAAACTCAATAAACTTTGCTGTTTACTTAGATGCTTACAATAGAGTTAATGAAAGCATGAAGAATGACATAAGACGTTTATGGGATGGCTCATCTAAACCCGGTGTACCTATGAGTATAGGTTTGCCCGGCTTGATAACTGATGCTGCACATGAAGGTGCAATGGCTATCATGCAGTTAGCACATGCAGGTGGTGACGGCAAAGGTCAAGGCAGCAGAAAGTTTGTTGATGCTATACGTATTATGTCTAAAGAAGACCCAGTAACTGGAAAACTACGTAATAAATTAGGTCGTTCATTTGTTAAAAAACCAGTAATGATTTTTGGTTATGGCGCAGGTGCTGCAAGAATAAGAGAGTCAGTTAGAAATTTTGTAGATGATTTGTTTCTTAAAGACCCTAGTTTACGTGAAGAGTTTATAGCTAATGGTATAGATATTGATAAAGAATTTATTGATCCATTAGGTGTTATTGCAGCAGAAGCAGTTAATCAAAGCTTTGGAATAATAAAAGAGTTTGCAACAACACTTTCTGAAACTGCTACAGTAGCTAAACAACAAGGCTTTCCACTTAACATACCTACTTTGGCTGGCTATAAAATAAATCTTGGTGGTGTTACTTATCAAGCAGACGAAGGCAACAGGGTTAGATATAAGTATAATCCAGGTGCTAGTGCTTTAGAAAGAGATAGATATTTAACAAGCACTGATCCTGAGTATGTTAAAAAAGAAAAAACACCAAATGCATTTGAAGGTATATCTCAAATGATGGTGTCTGATTGGAATCCTTTCTTTGAAACAAATGGATTTCTTAAGGCAGCTACTCAGATTACTGTAATGTTAAATCATGCTAATGACAATATTAATATGAACAGACATTTAGTTAATGTTCATAAAAGAAAGCTAGCCAATAGAAAAAATCCTATTGAGTACAATTCAAGTGTTACAGAAGCAGGCAACACAGCGCTACATATTTTTGATGGCTTGCTTGTTATGCCTATAGAAGCAGAGATGCACACTAAAGAGTTAAACAAAGTGTTTGGTAACATGGCTAAAGCAAATAAAGGTCATACTAGTTTTGTTATAGATGCGTTAACATATGAATTGCACGCTAATGGAGACAGAATATCTGACCCTAAAACTGATTTAGGCACTAGGGGAGATGTTTTTAAAATTGGTGCAGTAGAATTTGACACATCATTTAAAAGATTGTTAAACTCAGAAGGAGAAGCAGTGCTAGCAACACATGAAACGTGGGGCACATGGCATCCGGGATTAGATAAGTATGCTTTCCAATGGAAAGATGATTCTGCAACAGTTTTAGAAAAGTTAAATCTTTTTGACAATAGAAGACAAAAGATGGCAAACAATATTTCTAATTACCATCAGTTTTTTTGGGCAACACAAGATGTTAATACACTTCTAAACAATAATCCAGATAGAGTATCTGCACACGTTAAACCAAGAAACAAAGTATAAAAAAAACCCCCAACAGTTTCCGTAATGGATTCTGTTGGGGGTTTTTTTAATAGCCTCGCTTTTGCTTGACTTGATTTAATAAATTTCTAGCTTCTTGTCTACCTTTGTTTGCAACTTTTTTAGCCCAAGAGTTTGCTTCTTGCTCAGACCTTCCCATTTTAATTGCAGCATTGTATTCTAATTCAAGATTCTTTTCATAAGTATCATTGATTAACCAGTTGTTTATTTCTGGTGTGTTAGCTAACTTTGGTGGAACACCATAGGAATCTACATATTCCTTATCTGTTACACCATCCAGAGCTAGAATATTATGTTCTCTTTTCTTCTCTGCCATGTCAATGTCCTGATGTTAATATGGTTGAACCTTCTTGAGTCTCTTCGTCATCTTCTAGGTAGTCTATTAATGATTTTAGAAAGTTTCCTTCTTCATTCATAGGGTATACCATCTCGATTACTTCTGTTCTCTTTGCTTTCTCACTGTCATCTATTATAGTAAAGGTTGCTTTAACCATGGTTTGCATGTTGATCTCCTGATACCATGTTATATCCTAAGATAGCCATGCTTTTAATTAAACTTCTTAGAGCGTCTTCTGCTGCAGATTTTATTTCATCTGATACAGTTTCTTGCTCTAGTACGTGTATACATGTGTTAGTCATATCGACTAATGAGTATGCTTTGTTATGCTGTTCTTCTGTCATTATAATTTCCTTTTATTTTTTCCAGTCATTTCTCCAAAATGGTCTGGACTTTTTTTTTAAATCCTTGTAAAGTTCGGCAGTCTTATCCATTTGAACAAGACCACCGGGTTCTTTTTTTTTCCTCTTAGACTTTACGCCTCCAGCCATCGTGCTAGTAATGCTACTACTACAATGCCTGCCAAGATAGCGTACGTTTTATGTTCGCTAACTTTATTCTTGAGGGTTTTCGGATCAATTCTCCAAGTCATTTATGTCTCCTTACTTAGATAACTCATTTGTTATATCTTTGTCTAGTAACTTCCAGATAATTCCAGCAGCAATTAAGCCTGCTAATCCAGCGTTACCTAACGTCCATACTATATTTAGTATAGAACCAATTACATCTCCAGTTAAGAAGGCAACCTTCTGACCAAAGATAACTTGCAATACAATTGACAAGCTAATTAGTTTGATGCCTACATCTATTGCAGCATCAGCACCGTTTTTTATTTTCTCTAACATTTTAACTCCTTTCGTTATTGTGTTTCTTCATGTAGTTTGTAAGACCTTGAGCTACTTCCGGGCTGCCTTTCAAGTATCCTTCTGCTGAATTGCACCAGTGACATAACAATCCTCTGACTGTTCCTGTCGCATGGCAATGGTCAACAAAAAGTTTGTGGTCGTCATCCTTTCCATAATCACAAAACTCATTAGCACATGTACCACCTTGTTGTTTGAGCATGTTATCGTACTCTTCAACTGTTAGGTTGTACTCAGACTTGAGATGATACTCATGTCTAATGATTGCTTTGCAAGGTTTGCATCGTCTATCTTTTCCAAGATGTGAGCTACTCTTTATATGGAATGCGCTCTCATCTTTTACTGTCTCACAAATTGTACATCTGATTTTGACTACGTTAGACATGCTACTCTTGGTCGTTATCCTCTTCCACTAGGTCAACTAACTCGCATACGCTTCCAGTACAAGCAAGCGTTTTATTACCTACTGTTGTATCTTCCAGCTCGTACTTACTTATCAGGTCCCAATCAACTGACTTGGGCATTGCTTTGGCTAGCTCGTTGTACTGTTCTTTAGTACAGTCTTCATACGGAGCTTGCTGGTACGTGTGGTCTGAATGCGGTAGGAAACTTACACCTGACACCTCGTCAAAGTGTTTGTATACCCACGCACCTACTTCCATCCATTCATGTTCCTTGACGGAAACAGTAACACTAGGTTTATGTTCGCAGTAATACCTTTGATATGTTAGCCATAACTCAAGTTGTTCAATAGCATTTCTATCATTCCTAAGTACCGCACCATCAGGTGCTTTCATAGGAAATGTAAAGACCTTGACGCTGTTTGGTTTCATAACGTCTGCTTCACATGGTATACCTTGGTCTTCCATAAGTTGAGCAATCGGATCTTTTGAGTCTGCTCTTACTCTACGGAAGTAGTAGTCATTGTGTCTGGTGTGGATACCTGACGCAGAGTCTACTAGTTGGCTTACTGTACCGCTAGGTTTAATAGCAGTTGTTGCAGTAGCCTGACTGATTCCAAGAAATCCTGACCAGTCTTTGTTTGTATCTACAGAAGCTTGCCTTATCTTTTTAAGGAAGTCGGGTAAGCTCATCTTTCCATGGTAGCCTCTGTTTGTATTGCTGCCATTCATGAATGAGTTGTCCATGATGCCAGTTAACGAGACACCTAGCAATGCTTCTTCTTCTGTATTAGAGACCCACTTAGGTCTCAGTCTTTTAATATTAGTAAGGGATGCTTGGAACGTACCTAATATAGTAGCCAGCTTAACCTTATTTAATATGTCTTTCTGATGGTCGTCTGCTCTAACAACAACTTCAGTTAGGTTACAGAACTGACCGTCTCTTAATATGATTTCACTACAAGGGTTGCAGCCAAAGTCATGTTCAGTATCACGTCTGCCTATAGATGCTACCTGTTTCTTTGCAGCTTCTCTATTAAAGATACCACGCTCACCAGATTTAGATTCGTAGAGGGCGTTCCATTCTTTCATAAAGATACTCATGTCGGGCTTTTCTGTATAGCATACGCTGTTATTACTTAGTGCCATCTCTGGTGTATCGCTCCACCACTGACCAGACTTAGCACTTCTCATGCGTTCGTCAGTCAAATTACTGAGGGAAATCAATGCACTACGTCTAACACCACCAACGACAACAACCTCTGCTACCTTACACATCATGCGGTGACACTCATAGCTTGTTAACTTTCTGCCTGCAGCATCTTTAAAAATGTTGGTTGAGAAGTTAAACAAATCTAACAATGGCTCTGGTCCACTAGCTCTACCGCCAAATGTTTTAAGCCTTGATCCTTTCTTTCTAATTCTAGAAAAATCCCATTTGGGCATCTCGCCATTATATAAATATGTAATTAGTTTTCTGAATGCAGACTGCCATCCTTCTTTAGAATCTTGAACAACTATAACATCATCGACATCAATAAGTTCTTCTGGTATCTCTGGTAGTTTATTTATGTGTTGGCGTTCAACACTAAAGCCAACACCAGTACCATGCATAAGAATGTACAAGCACTCATCGAATGCTTTAGGATGGTCAACACTAAGATATGCACAGTTGTATCCAGCTATATGATTCTTGGCTAGCGCTGGTCCAGCAGTCATTAGTGCTCTCATGCTTGGCATAATTTCTAGGTTAAGCACTGCATGCTCTAGTCTTTTTCTAGTTTTAGTATCTAATTCGTAATCTGTATTTTCTTTGAGGTGCTCTGCCATAAAATCAAAATACCTAGCTACAGTTTCTTCCCATGTTTCTCTTCTATTTTTTTCTGGTAGCCATCTTGCATACCTACTTAATGCTATAAAGTTTTGATAATCATTAGGTAACTTCATTATTACTTATCCTCCATTAATTTTTACTTCTATATGTTCTTCTCCAAACTTATCTTTAGTGATTTTGTATTGAAGTTCTTTTCTATAATGCATATGTATTGCATCAGTTATACCTTTAGCATGTTGTAATTCTCCATGCTGTTTAAAAGCATAAGCTATTCCAATTGCTATTAATACCCATAAAAGGATATATATATTTTCAATTATCATTTGTAATTTCCTTTAATATTATTTTAATACTACCTGTTTCTGCCCATATTTTTTTGGATTGCTGCACTACGATTTGCTTATCATCATGAAAATATACATTATTTAAGGAGTCTAAGATTGCTTTCTCGTAATTATCTAGATCAGCATTGTTGTCACAGAATTGTCCATTCTTGGACGTTTTCTTTTTATTAGACCATGACTTAGCCATTGGAATAAAGAACGTCATATCAGCAGATATGAGCTCTTCAAGCCATTCTTTGTCTTTATTGACTAGTAATTTCTCCATGTCTTTCTTAAATTGTTTGTATTTTTTACCATAATATGTACCCCACCTCGTAACCCTAGGTCTTGAGGCAGGCACAGGATTGATGTCAAATAGCAAATCGATTTGATTCATAGCATTTTGATGTAGTGTTTAGTTATATCATCACCTCGGTAGTCTTCTAAGTTTACACCTTGAAGTTCTGGAATTGCTTTGTAGTTTACTCTACCTTTAGAGGTTCCGTGTTTTAATTGCACACCACCACCTATAAATGATTGTCCTTGAGAGAGGTCGATCAGTTCTTGACGGAGCTTTTCTTCTTTCTCTTTGACAGCTTGTAGTGAAGCATGTATTTCTCTCCACTCTTTAGCTTTCTTCAACCATTCAGCATCATTTGTTTCTATTAAGTCTTCTGCTGTTGGTGCTGGTTTATCTACAGAAAAGTATTGAGTCCAAGCATTTATTATTTTAGCTTGTGTTTTCATGTGTGGCACAACAACTTGAAGCAATCCTGATGTATTCTTAACATCATATATCCAGAAGAATAACTTGCTGGAGTTTGTTACTAACAATTGTTGTTGACATTGCAGCCAGTATTGTTCTGGCAGCAGCGCTGTCTCAGCCACCTCTTTCCATAGTTCAGAACCAGTGCCTTTGATTGGGCATTTGATTTCTAATATTGTATTGTCAGACTCTCTGTAACCATCAAGTGATGCACCAATAGGTACGCCATCGAAGTCGTTGATAACTACAACGGGTGGATACTTTGCACCCATGTCATCTTCGAACATGTTACGAGCTTCGTCTTCATATTTGTTGCCATGATCCATAGCAAAGTTTGTTTCTATTTTAGTTACACCATTCTTTACATTCCATAAAGCTAACGGTGTCTTCGGGTCCCACTTAGAACCTCCTAATAATGCACCAACTTCTGATGCCATTCCACATTTGCTACGTACATCTAGCCATTCTTGTGAACCTTGTGGCAAGTCCTCATCTTTAATTATTTTCATTTAGTAATTCCTCTAGTTTAAGTTTATTAAATTCATCAAGCCAGTCTTCTCCGGGAGTTGGCGAGATGTGTACATCAACATGTATCTGTTTAGCAGCAAGCCTCTCAGCCAGTTGGTAAGCAGATTTCTGTCCTACATATGACTTGTCGTTATCAGCGTAGATTTGCACTTCAGTTATATCTTCTGGTGGCTCGAAGGTTGCCATGCAGTGTGCATTCATTACAGAAAATGCAGGCAGCCCAGAGATTTTACTTGCAGCTAACGCAGTTTCTATACCTTCGGCTAAACAAATAGTTCCTTCGTGTTCGTGAAGTCTAATTGCAGCACCAGTTATTGTACCTTTTGGTGGCATAATTTTTCTTGCCGTACCTCCTTGAAGTTTTCTACCGTTCTTAGTATACGTTAAATGCCATGATACACCAACACCTTTTGCATCTTGTATTAATCCTAACATTGTAGGGAACGGTCCAAGCTTAGCACCATGCTCCCATGTATATAGCATAGCTTCTTTCAAGGTGTCTGGATAATCATGAATGCCACGCAGCGTTAGATATGTTTCAACATCGCTGTTTGGTCTGATTGGTTCTGCCATCTTAGCTACTTTACGCAATGCAGGTACAGGGTCTTTCTTTTGTTTAGCTGGTTGAAATGTTGTATGATCTATAATAGGTCGTATAGCATCCAAACAATCTGTAAAACTCCAGCCATGTACTTTTTGTAATAGTTCGAACCCATCGCCAGCACCACATGTATTGCAGTAGTATGTGCCACGACCATCTTTATCATCGAACCTAAATCTATCTGTCCCTTCCATGCATATTGGACAAGGACCATGTTTATTTTGTAAGTAGTTTCTATCTATTCCTAATGAGGATAGAACGCCATACCACTTTCCTGTTACATCTAGTTTATTACTCATGTTTACTCCTTACTTATTTTTACTTTTTGCTTTTCTTATTTGTAAATGTTTTATGTAGCTATAACATTCGCTACTTGGTTTTATTGGTTCTGCGTTTTTATAGTTTGGATAATCATTAAATCTTAGTTTGTATGTGTGATATGCCCAGCCCGGTTTGTAGTTATACATTGCACAATAACCTAATAGCATTTTATAAAACTCTTCTTTAAATGCAGGTGCATATGACAATTTATTTTTAACTGTTTTAGTTTTCTTATCTACAAATCCTAGTTCTTTATCTAAGACTGCAACATATTTCGATTTCTTTAATTGTATATGCCCACACTTACTACATATATTAGAGCCAGAGTAAACAGAAAAACATCCTTCACATATAATCTGAGCTTCTTCTTTTGGTTGGGCAAGCTTTCTTTCTTTGACAGTTAGTTTAGTTTGACGATCAAGTGTCCAGTTAATATCTTCTTCAATAAATCCGTGCATGTATACAGCACCAGAGTGATCTATAATTGTTGCTTTTTCTTTACCTTTATATGGTCTTAGTACTCTGCCAACCATTTGTATATACATGCCTAACGATTTAGTTGGTCGTGCAAGCACACATATCTCAGCTGGGGGGCAGTCAAATCCCTCAGTAAGAACCATACAATTACAAATTATTTTTGTATCACCATTATTAAAATCGTTTAATACACGTTCTCTTTCTTTGTTATTTGTTTCGCCATCTATATGTGCAGCTTTAACACCAATGTCAATAAAAGATTCTGCTAAGTTTTTACTATGTGCAACAGAAGAAGCAAAGACAATAGTCTTTTTGTTATTGCCTATCTTTTTCCATGACGTTACTATGTCGCCTATTAACTTAGGTTTGTCCATTCTATCTGCAAGTTGTACAGAATTGTAATCACCCATTGAAGTTTGTATTCCATTGAGGTCAGGTATTGTTGGCGCATAATATTCACAAGGGACTAGGTGTCCTTCTTCTGTAAGCTTTTTAATAGAAGGTGCTTGAACCATATCTGAAAATATAAATCCAAGACCCTTGCCATCTGAACGTACAGGTGTAGCTGTTAGTCCTAACACTTGACTGTCTTCGTACATACCTACAAGTTTTATGTAAGTTCTACTCAAAGACCTGTGTGCTTCGTCAATAATTACTACATCTGCTTTTGGCAGAGGCTCTGTTTTATTTGTAATTGAACGTGACCTTAATGTATCTATTGAAGCTACTTGTGTTTTATGCCAGAATTCTGAGGTCTCACCAGCCATAATAATTCCATGTCTGATTCCTTCATTAGTTAATTTATCTGAGCATTGTTGTATTAATTCTCTTCTGTGTGCTAAAAATAATACGTTCTTACCTTCTTGTATTAAGTATTTAACATAAGCTGAAGCCATGATTGTTTTACCAGAACCAGTTGCAGCTTGCAGTAATATGTTTTTGTTCCCTTTTCTTTGAGATCGAATGATATTATTAAGAGTGTCTTTTTGATACTGTCTTAACGCCATCATCCTCCTCCTCGTAATCTACGCCTAATGTTTCTAAAACGTTTTTAAGTTTTTCTTTAAGAGCATCATTTTCTTTTTTAAGCATTCGATTTATTCTTAACGCTTCATCATTGAAGTGTTTATTATTATTAGGGTTTACCATTATTCCTCCATGTTAAGTGAGCAGTTTTACTTGTCATGCTCAGGACCATTAAGGATTATTTAGAACGGAATGTTCTCGTCATCATCATCAGTTTCTGTAATTTCAGCAGTCGGTCTTTCAAGATAAGTAAACTCATCTCCACCAGCTCCGCCTTCATACTCTACTAGCTCCATGACCTGTACACCTACGAGTGTAGCAGTGACGCCACTTTTGCCAGCGTATTCCCATGGTCTTTCCATGTACTGTACGTTGCATAACGATCCATTACCTATAGCTGTGTCGCCAAGGTTATCACCGTATTTATCTTTAACAAATGGTGCAGATATTTCCATCTTTTCCATAGCTCCAGTGATAGGATTCTTTTTGTTAAAGTGTGTGTTACGTTTGATTTTAACAAATGGCGTTCCATCTTCAGGATCAAAGCGTTCTTTCTGTGCAAATCCTTTAGCAACCCATTCTTTAGATTGTTCTGGTGTTACATGACAATCTACAGTCCATTCAGTATCTTCTGAAGCATACTTTTGAGCAGGGTTGTCACCAACCCTTGCCCATTTTACTTTTACATTGTTTAGAATCATTTAGATTCTCCTTATTACTTGTTATAAAAATGTCAAGCCTTACACTTGACTCCGTAAAAAGACTTTATAGTCTTTCTGTTCTTATAGAAAGCCACTGAAAGTGGCTTTTACTTCAAAAAAAAGAGCCATACATTCTGAAGGAGGTGTGGTAGTTTCAGAGTGCATGGCGTTTTTTTGTGTTGCATAACTACCACATAATGCAACATTAATTTTTATTACTTCCCCTTTAAGGGGTATCCCGAGATTTTTTCTTCTTTTTCTATAAGTTTATCTAAGAACCATCTAGCTTTCTTTAAATCACAAACACCATCTTTAAACCTCCAACGTGATATATATTTTGTGACTGTACCAGTTAAGTAATCCATTTTTTGGTCAAGTATAAAGTCTATTACTTCTATGTTACCTTGTTGGTAATGTGGTGGATTGATTTTATCTGGTATATCTGATGGTCTATTTTCATTCCATTTTACTTTAATTTCTTTATCTTTCATTGTATTTTCCTTATCTCCATGGTGATTCATCTTCACTACTTCCATCTGGATAGTACCATACTCCTTCCATTCCATATATAGGTGCGTGTCCATCTCCGCCTAGTATTTCATACATACTTAGTTCTTTTCTTCTGCTTTCTTTTCTACAGTAGTCAGAACAATATTTATCTGTTTTTCTGTAGGGTTTGTATTCGTATGCACATATTTCACAACGTATTCCTGTTCCTTCTTTTTGTCTGTTCATTGTATTTTCCTCACGTGTAATGCTGTATCTGTTATTAAAAGTTTATTAATTAAGTACGCTCGTTTGTAATACGGATCACCCGGTCCTTTAAATCTAGCAGGTTGTAATCCGTTCTTTGCTATTACTTCAAATAAAATTCTTGGTGTTGTTACTATTACTTCTGCACCTGTATGAAATACCCAGCGATAAGCTTTAGTAGTTGAGAGGGCGGACGGCTTGTCGTTATATTCTATTTCAACTACAAGATTGCCTGTCTGTTGTGACATCGGGTCGTATTTAACTTCAACTCCTTTATCATCGCAGGGTATATGTATATCCCATTCTTTACAGTATCCTTCAACTAAGTAAGCGTCATCGTATTTCTTTTTAACCCATACTAATATTTCGTTTTCTATTTTCTGACCTCGTTTAAGGTCTTTTGCAAAACTTGTTTCCATGTTGCCTCCTAGCAAAAGAAGAAGTCTGACCCGTATATATCTTCCAGTATTAAATTACCTACTGAAGGTATATTTTTATTAAAACTTTCATCGTTCCATATTATTTCTTCACGCATTTTTGCAAATATATCTTTAGCATACATCTTTATAAATTCGCTTTTTGTTGTTTGTATTAATTGTTCAACGTCACATGCATGTACACTGAAACTATCATGTATAGCACCAAAGCTTGGCAAGTCTAATTTATTTATTACTAAAGACATGTGGCTTGCATCGTATGAGTGTACCCAGTTAGCACCAATAGCAGATAGATGTTCAGCTAGTGCAGGTTTATCTGTTACGTCTAAATATACATGACTTATTCTATGTGTTTGTATATAGCCTTTGTATACTTTTTTACGTGCTACCCATTTTTGAGTGAGTACCGGGAAACCACTTGGTGTATTCCATGATATGTCCTTCATGTTCATGTCTTTTAATTTGTGTTCAACCAGTGCTTGTAAATATTTTTTAATTTCTACAGGTCCATGACAAATTGAATCATAAGCTTCAACTAAATCTTTACCTAAAGCTTTTGAATCCGATCGTGTTATGTTGTATGTAGATGTTATTCCAGCATCATAACAATCTTGATATATTATTTCACCTATTTTTCTTGCGCCTGCATCATATGCACGTGTCATAGAGCCACGTTTGCTTATACCTTTACGTATTAGTTTCATTGGTATGTGTTGCATTTTGTTACCAATTTGAGTTTTTTGATTTAATTCTAATATTTTCTTACCCATTACTAAATAAAAATCTTTAGGCATTTGCATTGGCATTAATCCTACGAGCTTACCAGCTTTTTCATCTAAAGACATTGCTGCTAAATGTTGCGTACCGTTGTTAACTCCGTCAATTGAGATTGGCATTGATGAATAATATGGTTCGCCAGTGAGGGCGCTGCCAATTATTCCTCCTATTTCAAAACACAATGATAAAAATACCCATGGTTTTTCAGCTGACATCCAGTATTTTTGTGTGCTAATTGGGTTTTCAGCTACGTTTAATATCATGTCAATGTGTTCAATAGTCCAATTATGTTTATCTAACACACCCATTTTGTCTACTGAGATGTCCACTAAGCCATCATTTTCAAGAGATGTTTTGTAATCTAACTCTAACCATTCTTGTAAAGGTAACTCGTCTATTTTGTACGTTTGATTAAATGATGTAGCTGCATGTATAAATGTATATTCTGCACCTTTTTGGTCAACAACTTTTTCTTCAGCAAATAAAAAATGTCCTCGCGCTAAATCATTTGATTGATAACTAAAGTATGGATCACGATTATAAATACGTCCACGGTAATCTAAGTACATTGATTGATAAAATTTGTAACCCAACCAACCCGGTGAATTATTGTTACCGTTTATTGTTTCTAAAATCGCTCTGTTTCTTGTTGCTTGTGACTGGATGCGAAGGCAGTATTGCTTGTCCGTCCAACGCCTATTTTCAAGGTTGTATCTATCTTTTACTTTTTGTAATTTTATTTGTGTTTCTTTTATTTTAATTTGGTTTTTTAATTTATTAATTCTTAGATTAAGCTTTTCAATTTCTTTTTCTAGTATGGGTACAGAGGAAGAGTTTCCTAATTCAGGTTCAAACAAATCTTGTTCTCTGTATAACAACATGCCTTTCAAATGTTTATTTACATGCTCACGTTTAATGTCTATTGTGTCAAACATTATTACCATACCATCACTGTTTATTAGTTCTATTTTTGTGTTTGTGAGTTGTTGAGTGAGTTGTAAACTTACAGCAGCGACTTGTGGGTTGATTTGCCATTGTACGTTTTCAAGTTTGTTAATAGATTTATAAAAGCATTTATTATTATAGCTGTCATCTATATCTACATTAGATTTGACTAATCTTTCTTTAACACCATTGGTATTACGAAAACCTCTTATCCATTTTTTATATTTATAACGTGATATCCCGGTACGTTGAGTTTGATCTATTGAGATTTTAAATAATTTCTCACCCATTTCTAGTTTGTATGGATTGTAGTTAAATTTCTTTTTGATATTTTGTAAATACACTTCTTCTATACGAAAATATGGCTCACGGGCTAAGATAAGGTACTTTTCTTCGATTAAAACGTCTAAGATGAAGTCCCCTAGCATTATTGATGTTTTGTTGCTGTAATCGAATTCTGTGAGGTTTAAGATATTTATGCAATAACTGCCAATTTTTGCACTTGTGTTTGTTAATTTTGTCGAGCCGTTGTCTTTTTTAAATTGTTGAATAAGAAAATCAAACGTCATATTCAAAATTTTTACAGTTCGATAATCATTGTACACACACTGAGCATCACGAAATAATCGTGCAGCGTGTGTGTTGTTATGATTTCTTGAAGTTATTTTGTATTCTAATATGTCAGCAAGCTGATTAATTAAATTTGTTTGCACTACACCTCCTTTGTTTATTTTGAGTATACCCTTATTAGAAAAAAGAAAACACCCTTATTTTAATGTGGGTTTTGAAAAAAATGTGGAGCACCGCTATTAACAGTGCTCCTATAATTATTTTTGCCTTCTCTTTTTTAAGTTTTTTGCTGAGATTATGTTTATTGATATCACAACAAGCCATGCACATAATGTTACAAAACCAATGAATAGCATTATGCAAACAACTCTTTCATGCGTGCTGGTATTACATGATTGGTGTTACACGCATCACAACAATCACCATCTTTTTTTACAGGGTCTGGATTATTTCCAAAACCTGTAAAGTGTTCATTACATATTACACATTCCCATATTTCTATACCATCACGTTCACTACCTTCTGTTGAACCAGCTACAAAAGTGTCTGTTATTTCTAATCCATGGTGAAGTTCTTCATCTTCTACTCTGTCTGGCGCAACCATTTCTGCAAACAACATATTATGTTCATTGAATTCATCTAACCCGATGTGATTATGTTTTATATTCTTCTTTTCTAGGTATTCTTTATCATAGTATTCGTCAACAAATTTTTCCATTTCATCAACATATATTCTTTTGTTTACTGTTACAATGCATTGATATTGTATTTCGACATCGTAGTATTTACGTTGGTATTCGTCAAGTAATAATTTATCAGTCATTATTTTGCTCCTGTTATGACTACATCGTAGTAACCGTCTTGTTGATATTTTAACAGTAAGGCTTTTGCATCTGTATAAGTTAACAATTTAGGTGACATTCGTTCACCGTCAACCCAAACAATATATTTTTTGATTTCTTTACCTGTTAACATACTTTTCCATTCAGTCTTCTTCTTTATCATCATTGAACCTCTCTGTTAACTCATTACAATCTAACATGTCAAACACATCATGATTTGACATATATTTTAAGCAACATAGTAGAAGATGGTCTGACGTTACACGACCTTCTTCTACCATTTGCATTGCATTATCACGCCAGTCACGATACATTATTGTCCACCTTGAGGAATTATAAGCATTTCTTCCATTGATGTATAGAATGCCCCACCAGAGTTACCTTCGTCATCGCTACTAGCAATGATTGAATGACCATCAGTGAATTCAATGAATG